ACGTCTATCCATAACATCGCCCAAGTGAATAACCGTGTCAATACCATGTTCATCCAAATAAGGAAAGAAAACTTCTCTCCAAAATTTATAGAAATGGTCGTTAAAGGCTAAACTGTCATTACGAGCACCAAAGTGGGTATCAGTTATCAGTGCTATCTTCATTATAAAATAATTCTAATCCTTTTGGTTTTTCTGCTTTTTTCTTAGGTTTATAAACATCTTCTTCTGGTAAGAAGTTCTTTTGTAGGTAGTCCACAAATGGATTACCCATATCATTATCATCAATTAAACTTTCATCTACTGTCATGTTTTCAATTAACTTATTCTTTACATGAGACTGTTTCTTTTCTTTTTGAATACGTCTAAGAAAAGCGTAGTATATAATCTGTGTAAAGTAAGCAAATGGATTGTTTGATTTTTCTGGATTAAAGTTATGTACATACTGCAAACAGTTTTCAATACCATCACTAATCATTTCATCTCTGTATGTATAGTTAATAAAATTGGGTCTATAAGATAAGTGGTTTGCAATCTTTAAAAAACATTCACCAATATAGTTGGTGATTGGTGGTTGGGGTTTGCCCTTGGCTTCTGCCTCTCGACATTGAGCCTTCCATTCCACCATCGCTTGAAGGAATTCTTTGTTGTTCACATAATGTGGTTTTTTCTTTTTTTCTATTGCCATAGGTCTTTCCCATTAATTAGATACAATATACCAAATGACACATCAATTGTCAAGGAGTAATTTAATTTCAAAAACATCTTGACTTTCCCTTGACAAGACGGTATTATCCCTATGTAGGGTTTGAGAATGAGTTAATGTATAGTGTTCTTATCTGGGAATGGAATGATGTTCTCAAACTCTTCATCTTCAATACTCTGTAAATCCTCATCAGTAGGTTCATTCCAATCTTTACCGTTATTGCTCAATGTCATCTTTTTTACACAATGTTCGTAAAAGCGAACAAGTCCGATTGATGCATCAGAAATTGCTATAATACTATTTTTGTTTAAGTTGGCAATTTGAGTTTCGCTTACAGTCAACCATCGTGACAGAGCCATACTTTCTACTAAACCACCCTCAACTGGTTTTGGATATAAATTAACTTGTAATGGATTGGTCACCTCAATATATGGTCTACTTTTATCGGCAGACGTAATCACCGTTATAATCTCTTCTCCATTAGAAAGTTTTAAGACTTTTGTTTGGTTTTCCATCTTTATCCTTTATCTATAGAAATTTGTTTAATATCATAATCAAACTCTTCTTCATTGTATATATTTATTCGTTCCATGAAATGTCTTAAAGTAAAGTTCTGTTTACCTTTATAAGTAAAATCATCTGCAATATCTACCAATCGAGCTGATACTTTATTGTCACCAAGTCGCAATGCACGACCAACGGATTGCAAGACTCTAATTCTACTTTTGGAAGGTGAAGCGAACACGATGTTGTGAAGATTGCGAATATTGATACCAGTAGAAAAAGTACCATACGATGCAACAATGACCGCATCCTTCTCGTTTTCAGTAATTGAACGAATCTCTTCCCTTGTCTGTGTGTCTGTACCACCATAAACGTAAAATACTTTTCTATCAGTTAAAGATGTATTTATCATTGTGTGTAGTACGTCACCATGCTTTTCCACAAATTGGAATAATACTAATGTATTACCTGTTAAGTGTTTTGTCAAGTCCACAATAAATTTATTTCTACGTTCATCACGAACAATTAGGTCAACTTCATCTTGATACGATAGGTTTTTCATATATTTGCAGTCAGCATCTGGATATCGTAAAACAATACATTCAACGCTAAGTTTTGCAAGTGTATCACTGTCCATGAGTTCTTTAGTTGTTGTTACTTTGTTTACTGAACCAAATAGACCCTCTAGTACCAACCTGTGTGTTTGTGTACCGTCCAGCGTACCTGTGAACCCATGACGGTACTTACAATTGACCATCTTGTTCATAATACCTGTCAGAGATTTACTCTTGAAAATATGGACTTCATCTCCTAATATACAGGAAAACTGGTCAAACCACTTTTTTTGCATTTTGTAAACCGATTGCCATGTGGATATTGTGATGGGTTTTGTGATATTTTTTGAGTAACCTTGATATATTTTTTGCATCATGGATTCCTTGAAACCATAGTCAAGAAAATCCGAATGCATCTGTTCTACCAGTGATGTTGTGGGAACAAGAATAAGAATATTACTTTCTGTTTTTGATGCATACCAAACAGAGAGTATGTAAATAATTAATGATTTGCCGCTAGCAGTAGGACTAAGCAACAGACTGCGATTGTTTCTGATTGCATAATCCAATGCGGCCATCTGGTAATCACGAATCTGTATATTTTGTCCTTTAGACTGAGGTGACACTCTTCCAATAAAAGTATCCAGTTCACCATCTCGTAATCGTTCCTCATCTTTTACTCCTTCTTTATATTCAATTTCTATGTCGTTGCGTTTAGCAAACTCTTCAATGTAAGATAATAATCCAAAATATATCTCACCTGTTTGCATTGAAAACAAGCGTATCTTTCCATCCCACATACGGTTTCTGTATTGTGGCATGAACTTAGCGCCTGGCACTTCAAACGTAAAGAAATCTGAAAGTTCTCTTGCGATACCCTTATCAGTTTTTACAGTTAAATATACATCATTCTTTTTGGAAATAATCAAATCGAACCTTCCATGAATCTCTTCCAATCAATCGCATTCTTGATTTGAAATCCACGATTGTTTAACATTTTACACATCTTCTCTGCATGGTCTACCATTGCTTTATGGTATTCCACTGTGTGTTGAGATTCAATCAACTCCTTATCTCCATCCAAATAGATGGGTACATCTTGTTTAAGTATCTTTAGGTCTAGGGGATTTTGCTTATAAACTTCTGGGTCTGCTTTACCACCGTAGTATTCCCACTTCTGTCTGTAAAGAATACGATGCTTGGATTCAACCTGTTTTAATAACAAGTTCCAACGCATGAATATTTTTAGGTATTTCCCATAGAGCTCTGGGGTTTTGAGAGATTCGATATCTAGTTGTGTATCGTCAATCTTTAAGTCCTTAGCGGACATCTCTTGTAGTTCTTCTAAATTCATAATGTATCCTTCAAATCAAAGGGATGAGATTGCATATCTTCCTTGCGTTAGATATATTAACCTTTACGGTCTATGATAGGTGTTCAAGGGTATTGAACCTCATCCTAATCTATTTATAATGTATGTAACGTGTAAATTTTGTATGTAAATGTCACGTTTGCTGTTAAATATGTTATGTCACCTTCTTGTTGATTATATGCAAGACCACTTAATGCCACTGGATAAATGTCTTGAAATCTTGCCTCTACGATAGGATTATTTTTTGCAGAGGTAATTATCAGTGTTGCATCAGAAAACATTCCAGAAATACCTTCTTGTCCTGCCTGTTTACCTTGTGATGGGGAAATCTGGTCACCCTCTGTTCTTAAATTTCCGTATTGTGTTCTTGCTTGTGGAAAACCAATACCAACCATCCAGTTATGAACCTCTATGTAGTTTACAAGTTTTTCGTCCACCAAAAATGTAATCTCTAAATTTTCATATGTAAGGTCATCACCCATAACAGGAATTTGTTTGAATGGTGTTGGGAATATTGCCTCACCAAGATTTATGCCTGGCAGGTTTGCTGCGACAGTAAAAAATTCTACTATCGGTAATTTTTTAATACTAAACTTAAACTTTGTTGGGTCTGCGTAGTCTAGTTCAGTGGGTTGTCTACTTAATGAATCTATCTGTACCATACAACTATTTATACAGAAAAGAAAAAGGGGAAACCGAAGTTTCCCCTTTTGATAGGTTGGTTAGCCCAACTCTTATTATTACATAAGGTTAACGACTTGAACTCTTCTGTAGTATACGTTGTCGTTAGCACCAAGTGTAACGTCAGTAGCGTCAGAAGTTGAGAATGGATTCTGTGCAAGACCGTATCTTGTTTTGAAACCAATTTTCGGTTGGAAAGTATTCTCACCAACTGCACGAACCATTTGAAGCGGAACGTATGGGCAGTAGAATACACCAGCATCGTAAGGTGAAGAACCTTTGTAACCCACAACAAAGTACTGTTTTGCAGCAGCGTTTGCCATGTATGGGTCAATGTACACTCTGTAACGACCATTCAAAGTACCAGCGAAGGTGTTACCAGCGTCATCGACTTGAAGGTTGTTGTTAAGTGCCGGAGTGTAATCAAGTACACCAGCCATCTGAAGTGCAGACGCAACGTCTGAAGAACAGATAATAATGTTACCTTTACCTCTACGAGTTTGTTGAGCAATTACGTTAGCATCTCTCTCAACTTGGAACATCAGACCCTTGAACTTCTCAACAGACCAACGACCATTTGAGTCAGTGTCCATGTCGAAGATACCAGAGTTAGTAGTATCAGTCTGAGCACCAGGCTTAGCAGCCTTGTAGATAGACCTTACAACTTCTCTGTTGATTTCTGCAAGGATTTCGGAAGACAGAATGTTTGACAATTCTGTTTCTGCGTCAAGACCGTGAATTGCTTTAAGGTCTTGTGCAAGTTCCATAGTG